GATAAGACTGCTCAAGCAAAACCTAGTGCTTTCGATAGAATTAATGTAAGACGATTATTCATTACTCTAGAAAAAGCAATATCTACTGCTTCTAAATTCCAACTCTTTGAGTTCAATGATGAATTTACAAGGGCTCAATTTAGAAATCTTGTAGAACCATTCTTGAGAGATGTACAAGGCAGACGAGGTATTACAGACTTTAGTGTTGTTTGTGACGATTCAAATAATACTGGAGATGTTATTGATAGAAACGAATTTAGGGCTGACATTTTTGTTAAACCTGCTCGTTCTATTAACTTCATTCAACTTAACTTTATTGCTACTAGAACAGGCGTTGCCTTTTCAGAAGTAGCAGGCGCATAGGGAGGGATAAACAATGGCGAATATTAATGATTTTAAAGCCCGACTAAAAGGCGGCGGTGCAAGAGCTAATCAGTTCAAGGTAACTTTACCTTTCCCTGGTTACTCAGCAGTTGGTGGAGAAACAGCTGACTTGGCATTCTTATGTAATGCTACATCAATACCTGGGCAAAATCTTGGTACTGTTCCTGTAAACTTTAGAGGAAGAATACTGAACCTAGTTGGTGATAGAACATTTAATCCATGGTCTATTACAGTATTAAACGATACAGACTTCAAAATTTATAGAGGTCTAGAAAGATGGATGAACGGCATGAATAATATGACTGATAATGAGGGGTTAACTAATCCTTCAGACTATCAAGTTGATATATTCATTGACCATTTAGACAGAAATGGAGACACTCTTAAATCTTATACTTTAAGAGGTGCATTCCCAACTGCTCTAGATGATATCGCACTTAACTATGGTACAAATAACGCCATAGAAGAGTTCGGTTGTTCGTTTACATACCAGTATTTTGAAACAGATACTACTACATAATTATAAACAAGTTATAAGGAAAATATAATATGGCACAATTACTTGGCTTCCAAATAACAAGACTGAATGACGATAAGGATAAACCGGCGGAGGCCAAACAGGCCTTCACGGTTCCTACTCCTGATGACGGTACAACTACTATATCTGCTGGCGGTTACTTTGGCCAATACTTGGATATGGAAGTTAATGCAAAGAATGATGTTGATTTAATTAAAAGATATAGAGAAGTTGCTCAACACCCAGAGTGTGATATGGCAATTGAAGATATCATCAATGAGGTTATTGTATCAGACGATAGAGACCAGTCTGTTTCAATATCGCTAGATAAACTGGCAGTCTCAGAGAGTATTAAAACAAAAATCCGTGATGAGTTTGACGAAGTTATGAAGCTCTTAAATTTTGACGAAAAAGGTCACGACATATTCAAAAGATTTTATGTTGATGGCAGAATATACTTTCACAAGGTCATAGACCCAAAAAGTCCACGAAAAGGTTTAACAGAATTACGATACATAGACCCACGAAAAATTAAAAAAGTTCGTGAGATTACAAAGAAGAGAGATACGAAAGGCGCTAAAGGTATAGAAATTATAGAACAGACAGCAGAATGGTTTGTTTATAATGAAAAAGGTATATCATCAGCAAATTCAAATGCTGGTCTTAAAATTTCTGCTGACGCAATCTCTTATATTACATCAGGTGTAATAGACCAAACTAAAAATATGGTTATGGGTCATCTACATAAGGCAATTAAACCTGTTAATCAATTAAGAATGATTGAAGATGCTGTTGTTATTTACAGAATAGTAAGGGCACCAGAAAGAAGAATATTCTATGTTGATGTAGGTAACTTACCTAAAGTAAAAGCAGAAGCTTATCTAAGAGATGTTATGGCAAGATACAGAAATAAACTTGTCTATGATGCTTCGACTGGTGAGATTAGAGACGATAGAAAACATATGTCTATGCTTGAAGATTTTTGGTTACCTCGTAGAGAAGGTGCAAAGGGCACCGAAGTTTCTACACTTGCAGGCGGACAAAATCTTGGTGAAATAACAGATGTAGAGTACTTTCAAAAGAAATTATACAAATCTTTGAATGTGCCTATTTCAAGATTAGACTCTCAAAATGGTTTTAATCTAGGAAGAGCTGCAGAAATTACAAGAGATGAACTTAAATTTACTAAGTTTGTTCAAAGATTAAGAAAAAGATTTACTCAACTATTTCATGATGTACTTAAAACACAATTAGTTTTAAAAGGCATTATTACAATAGAAGATTGGAGTAATCTAAAAGAACATATACAATATGATTATTTAAAAGATGGATATTTTTCAGAATTAAAGACTGCTGAAATTTTAAGAGAGAGATTAAGTCTCGCAAATGAAGTTAGTCCATACATTGGTAAATATTTTTCTGTTGAATATATCAGAAAGAATGTATTAAGACAAAGTGATGACGATATCATTGAAATTGATAGTCAGATTCGAAGTGAAATCAAACAAGGTATTATTGCTAATCCAGAAGGCGCACAAATGGAAGATGATGATAATCCTGATATAAATATAGGAGATGAGTAATTATGACAGATGATAATGTAAAAGCAATGGTTGATTCTCTTGCAGACGGCGATAATGTCGCAGCTCAAGACGCATTTAAAAACGCTTTATCTGGTAAAATAGGTAGTGCTTTAGATGATAAAAGAATGACTGTTGCAAATGATTGGTTAAACGCAGCTCACGAAACAGAGGACTTAGAACAAAATGCTCAGTATATGAAACCTTCTCAAGAAGACCCTACTGAACATGACTCTGATTTCGAAATAGACAATGATGAGGAATCAAATGAACAACCTGTCGTTTCAGAAGTTTAAAGTACAATTATCTGAAAGAAGGTATGGTGGTCCCGAAAAGGGTAAGGAGTATAATAATTTATCTCCTAAAATGAAGGCCGCAATAGATGATGTTTACGATATGATTAATAAAACACCTGACCCTCTTATAGGAAAAATACCAGGTATTATTAATCAAGTGGCTAAAAAACATGGGATTAACGTATCAGATATAGAAAGATACATTGATAACGAAACAATTAAGTAAGGAAATAAAAAATGGCGATTGCAACGAGAACACTCAAAGATACAGTAGTAGAAACTGGTAGTGGTGCGTCTGGTGGTAAAGTTACTATTCTAGTAAATATGAGCGATAACACTACTGCTAATTCAAACATACTAGACGCAAGTGGATTATCTGGACACGCTAACGGTGCAAAACTAGATATCACTAGAGTATGGTGGTCTTTAGTACAAGGTACTGCTGATGACAATACAGGTCATGTACAGATACAATTTGTAGGTGCTTCATCTGATACCATAGCACTTCAACTTGCTGGTACAGGACACTATGATGGTACTGCTGGTAAGATTACGAATAACGCAACGAATACAACAGCGACTTCAGGAGATTTAGAACTAACCGCTCTTGGAACTTCTGGTAGTGTTATTATCGAATTAAGAAAAGACGAATCATTTACTGCATAGTAGATAGGATTTTCTGATGGCGATTACAACAACATCTATTGTTGATACTGATTTGAAGTACATTGTACAATCAAAAGGTATCAAAGATGAGACAGACCAGATAGTAGCTGATGCTGAAAAATTGACAAGTGGCACAAACGAATCAAAGTTATGTTTGATTGAGTGTCATTTTCAAATAAAAGGCACAGGTACTTTAAAGTTAAGTGCTGAAAGTGAAACAAATGATTTGAGTTTTACTGGAAATGGTAAGTATGGTTTACGACCTGACCAGTTAAAATTTGGGAATGATAAAATAATAAAATTAACAACTGACTCAAATGTCGAGAGTTATTTGTTAATTACAGAGTTTAGGAGAAAATAATATGGCAGATGTAGTTACATCACAAACAATAGCAGACACGGTTGGTGTTAAAACTGTTATGAAGTTTACTAATATAAGTGATGGTTCTGGCGAAACACTTGTATCTAAAATGGATGCTAGTGCATTAAATTTTTTGAGTGAAGACGCAAACAGAGTAATTGCAAAGATATATTGGTCAGTAAATACGACTAATGGTAAATCAGGCGTAGAGTTATTATGGGCAGGTAGTGGAACAAGTTCTGCTAATGCAACTATAGGATTTTTCTCTGGTCGTGGTTTTCATGATTACTTTACTGCTGGTAATAGTATTCCTAACAACGCAACATTGACAGCGAATACATCTCCTGCTGGGGACATATTACTTTCGACAAAAGGTTTTGTTGCTGGCGATAACTATACAATTATATTAGAAGTAAGATAATGGGAAAAAAGAAAAAAGATTATTCAAGAGCAATTTTAGAAAGAATTGTAGGAACAAAATCTAAGACTTATCTTGCAGATGAGTTTAAAAATGCATTTGCAGAAAAGTATGGAATTAAAAAAGAAGAACTGAAAAGAGAAGTTGTAGATAAAATTTACAATAATAAAGAAAAGGTGGAGAAATGAAACTAATTACAGAAACAATTGAAGATATCGAAGTATTGACAGAAGCAAATGCTAATGGGGGCAAGTCATATAAGATAAAGGGTGTCTTTATGCAGGCTGATATCAAAAACCGTAATGGTAGAGTTTATCCTGTACAGACATTAGCAAAAGAAGTTGCACGATACACAAAAGAATTTATAGACAAGAGACGTGCTTTCGGTGAACTGGGACATCCTGACGGACCAACAGTTAATCTTGAAAGAGTTTCACACATGATTACTAGTCTTAAACCAGAAGGTAAAAACTTTATTGGAGAAGCAAAAGTAATGGATACTCCTTATGGTAAAATCGTCAAAAATTTAATTGACGAGGGTGCTCAGTTGGGCGTATCTTCAAGAGGTATGGGTTCTATTCAACAATCTCAAGGACGAAATGTTGTTGGAAAAGACTTTTATCTCGCAACCGCAGCTGATATAGTTGCAGACCCATCCGCTCCTGATGCTTTCGTAGAAGGTATTATGGAGAATAAAGAATGGGTGTGGGATAACGGAATACTGAAAAGTATAGAAGTTGAACAATATAAAGAAGAAATTGAAAGAACTAAACGCAATAAACTTGCCGAAGTTAAAGCAAATATCTTCAAGGATTTTATATCTAAATTCTAAAACCTACGCAGCTTTATAAAAGGCGTAGGGTTTGAGATGGTAAGATGTATAAATAATAGCAATATTAAAGTAAAATAATTAATTAATTAATTTTTAAATATTAAGGAGAGACCGAATGTCTGAAACCGAAGTAAAAAATGAGTTAGACGAAGTAGTGAATGCTGCCAATAAAGACGCAGCTCCTGCTGAACCTACTCATCTAAAAAACAACGGCGAAGATTTGGGCAAGGCAGTGGTTAAACCTACTGACCCTGATGGCCAAACCGCTGTTAAAAAGGTATCTAAAGTATCGGACCAGGTTAATAAAGATGCGAATGATGGTTCATTACCAAATGACCAAAAACCATCTGGCATGAAAGAAGAAGAAGTAGAAGTAGATGACGGTGTAGAAACTGTTGCTGAAACAACTGATTCAACTGAAATGGATATTGACCTATCTGATGATGTTAAGGCATTAGTTTCAACAGACGCTGACCTATCCGAGGAATTCAAGGAAAAGGCTGCGACTATTTTTGAAACTGCTGTTAAGACACGAATACAAGAACAGGTTAAAGTATTAGAGTCTCAGTATGAACAAAAACTTTCAAAAGAATCTGAAACAATAAAAGAAGCGATGACTGAAAAAGTTGACTCGTATCTTAACTATGTTGTTGAAGAATGGATGAAAGAAAATGAATTAGCAGTTGAAAGAGGTATTCGTACCGAGATTGCTGAAGATTTCATTACTGGACTTAAATCTTTATTCAAAGAACATTATATTGATGTTCCTGAAGAAAAATATAACGTACTGGAAGACTTGACATCTCAATCAAAAGATTTAGAAACTAAACTTAACGAACAGATTGAAAAGAACGTAAATCTGTCAAAAGAAGTTTCTGAGTTTTATAAGACACAAGCTATCGTTGAAGTAACTGCTGATTTAGCAGAAACAGAAAAAGAAAAGTTTATGTCTATGGCTGAGAATGTTGAGTACGATAGTGCTGAGAAATTTAGAGAAAAGTTAGAAACTATCAAAGAGTCTTACTTCCCTAAAACGAAAGCAGAAATAACAGAAAGTGATTCTGTTGATTCTGTGGCGGTAAACGAACCAGCTGACTTTAATGCTGGCAAGTCCGATGCTATGGCTGCATATACAGCCGCAATAACAAAGAATCTTAATCAAATCAATAGAGGCGGTTAATGTTCTTATTACATGTAAATAAAACAAAGGAGAGATAATAAATGTATCTTACTGAAAACTTACAGGAAAAGTGGCAGCCAGTCCTAGAACATCCAGATTTGCCAAAAATCGAAGATGCTTATAAAAGAGCTGTAACTACTGTGATTTTAGAAAATCAAGAAAAATCAGTTAGGGAAGACAAAAGCTTTATGGCTGAGGCTGCACCTATCAATTCAACTGGTTCTTCTGTAGACAACTTTGATCCAGTTTTAATATCGCTAGTCAGACGTGCTATGCCAAATCTTATCGCATACGATATTTGTGGTGTACAACCAATGACTGGTCCAACAGGCTTAATCTTCGCTATGAAGTCAAGGTTCCAATCACAGACTGGTACAGAAGCATTATTCAACGAAGCAGATTCAGATTTTTCTGCTAGAGATGCTGCTGGAGGTTCGGGTTCCCCTGACGCTCAAGTTGGTACTAACCCTGCAACACTAAACGATTCACCTTCTGCTGGTGATTACACAACTGGTTCTGGTATGAGTACTGCTCAGGCAGAAACATTAGGTGATGGTACTGATGAGTTCGCTGAAATGGCTTTCTCAATCGACAAAGTAACTGTTACTGCTAAATCACGTGCTCTAAAAGCAGAGTACACAATGGAACTTGCACAAGACTTAAAAGCAATCCACGGTTTAGACGCAGAAACAGAACTTGCAAACATTCTTTCAAGTGAAATTCTTGCTGAAATCAACAGAGAAGTAGTTAGAACTATTTACTCACACGCAAAAGCGGGTGCTCAAGTAAATACAACTACTGCTGGTATCTTTGATTTAGACACAGACTCAAATGGTCGTTGGTCAGTTGAGAAATTCAAAGGGTTGATGTATCAACTAGAAAGAGATGCTAACGCTATCGGTCAACAAACTCGTAGAGGTAAAGGGAACATTATTATTTGTTCTGCTGATGTTGCTTCTGCATTACAAATGGCTGGTGTTTTAGATTACGCTCCTGCGTTGAACAACAACTTAAATGTTGATGATACAGGTAATACTTTTGCTGGTGTACTTAACGGTAAGTTTAAAGTGTATGTTGACCCATATGCTGCTAACGTATCTGCAAGTCAGTACTATGTAATTGGTTACAAAGGAACTTCACCTTACGATTCTGGTCTGTTCTATTGCCCATACGTTCCATTACAAATGGTTCGTGCAGTTGGTCAAGACAGTTTCCAACCAAAAATTGGATTTAAAACTAGATACGGAATGGTTCAAAATCCTTTCGCAACAACTAACGGTCTTGGTGCTGTAGATAACTCCGGTGGAGTTGCTGCTGGCGACCAAAACATTTACTACAGACGAGTTAAAGTTACAAACATTATGTAATTTTACTTTACAGTAAAGTCTAGAAAAGGGTGCTTCGGCGCCCTTTTTTTGGTTCATTTTACAGATAAATCTAAACAAAACATATACAACCCCCTAGAGGCTTGACTTTTATATAGTGATATGATATAAATAGTATTAGAAACAAATATTATTTTATATTTGTAGCACACAGACCGTTCGGTCGGGAGTACATTATGTTAAGAAAATTTCTTATCAATGTACGATACTTCATTGCTCCACTATTAATACTTGCGACTTTGTTCGGTGTATTAGCAGGTGGGCCTTGGGTATGGACAGGAGTATTCTTGTTAGGTGCAGGTATCATTATTGATACTCTATACACTAAACAAACTATGGGTGCTGGATTTGATGAAGAAGGTGAAACATTAGGAGTAGCATGGTTGCAAAATTCAGTCATGTACTTAATGTTACCTGTATTCATAGCACTACAATGTGTACTTGCATATCAAATATACAATGGTATGGCAGGTGTTGAACTATTAGGTGCAGTTGTGTCATCTGGTATATTCGCTGGTATAGGAATTATCTATGGACATGAGTTAGCACACACTAAGGGATTTAGTTTTATCATTGCTCGTTGGATGATGGGATTAAGTGGGTCAGCACATTTCTGTTATGCACATGTATATAATCACCACTTAGAGTTAGGTTGCGAAGACGACCCTGCAACAGCACCAAGAGGTAGAAGTTTATATGCACACTTACCTAAATCTTATTTTGGTCAAAGTAAATTCTTATACACAATGGAAAAACAAAGATTAAAAAGATTAGGTGTACCATTCTTAACATGGCAGAACAGATGGATTAGAGGTTATGCAATGTCATTACCAACAATCGCATTATTCTGGTTTGCAGGTGCATGGACAGGTATTGCATGTATGGGATTACTATGGTTAATCTCTAACTTCGAATTAGAAGCATTAAACTACTTAGAGCATTATGGTTTAATTAGAGAACCAGGTTCGCCAATTGACTACAGACATTCGTGGGATAACTCTACAATGTTTTCAAGTTGGTTCTTCATAGAAATAGGAAGACAGGCAGACCATCATGATAGAGGTGAAACACACTTCTGGGAATTAGATGAAGTCGGAGCACCTAATTGTGGTAATGGTTACTTTACATTATTCGCATTAGCTTTAATCCCACCATTGTTTCATAAGTACATGGAGAAACAATTAGCAAAATGGGATGAAGAAGAGGCATCAGAGGCTGAACTTCAAATCGCTCAAAGTAAATTTCTATAATAAAAATTTAAGTTGTATCTTTATCCCCTTGACGCAAAGTTGAGGGGTTTTTTTAAGCCTTAATAATACCCCATAAAAACTCTTATAAATATAAGTATGACAACAACAAATATAATTAATAGAGAACCTACTAAAAGTGATTATGCTAGTCCTATTCAATTTAGGTTCAAGTGTACTAAACTCCCAACAGTAGAGTTTTTTGTACAGAGTGCTAACATACCTGGTATCAATCTAGGTTCAGCACAACAAAATACACCTCTGTATGATATGCCTTTACCTGGAGACAAGATAACTTTTGCGGCTCTTGATATGTCATTTCTTGTTGATGAAAATTTAAACAACTATAAAGAGATACACGATTGGATTCTTGGTCTAGGATTTCCTAGTAACAATCAACAGTTTCAAGATTTACAATCTGCTGGTTCAGATAGATTTCCTGGTTCTTCTAGAAGTACAGCCGTAACCGGTTCTTCTACACCACAACCTTTAAACGAAGGTGGTATATATTCTGATGCAATACTCACAGTTTTAAATAGTAAAAATATTGCTAAGACAGAAATAAGATTTCAAAATATTTACCCAACATCTTTGGGTAGTTTAAATTATGATGTAAGACAATCTGATGTAGATTATTTGAGTGCTTCATGTAGTTTTAACTATATGAATTATGATATAGTACAAATTTCTACTTCATAGTAGAATAATATAGGATTTTATATAATGACGACAGCGTTTTGCTTTGGTAATGGTAATTCTCGTAAAGGTCTAAATCTAGACGACTTCAAAAAACACGGAACAGTAATAGGCTGTAATGCAATCTATCGTGATTTCACACCAGATATTGTTGTGGGAATAGATTCACAAATAAGTCACGAAATATATCGCTCAGGATATGCACACAAAAATACTTGTTATCTAGGATACTGGACACCTGTGCCAGTATTTGTTGCAAAAGAAATGATGAAAACTATGGCAGATAAAACTGACATTGTTTGGAATAATAGCGAAGAAGTAGTTTATCATGGTGCTGATGGAGTGCTCACACTTACAGTAGGACATAACTTAGGCATGACCTATATTACTGGAGTAACTGATGGTGATAAAGTAAAAGACATAGAACCAGATATAGATGGTTTTTTATATGTGTCTGGTACAAGAAGCGTCTATCTTGCTTGTGAGTTGGGTGCTAAAGAGGTTTACATTATTGGTCATGATTTGTATAGTTTAGATAATAATATAAACAATGTCTATGCAGGTACAAAGGGATATGCTGACAAATATTCTATGGCATTTAGTCCTGATAATTCAGATGAGACTCTTAACTGGATATTACAACATAAAAATACATTTAATAAATTTAAAGATGTTAATTTCTACAAGGTAAATAGACATACTATTGGCATATCAACAGTAGATTGTGAAATAAATGAGTGGAAAGACTGCGATAATCTTACCTATATTACACAAAAAGAAATGATTAAAAGCCTTGACAAATCAACCAAAAGGTGATATAATATCGTTATGACAAAAAACTATTATGATGCACAGGAATTATTATGACATTAGATGAATTACAAAAACAAGTAGATAGAGATTTTAAATTAGACGATACAGAATTAGATTCTGAGTCGATTAAGATACCGTTATTACACAATAAGTATTTACAACACTTTAATAAGTTTTCTTTATTACTCAAGAAAGCAGAGTATGATTATAAAACTTTACAAAGACATAAGTGGGAGTATTACACAGGTAAATCAGACCCTTCAGTTTATGCAGAGAAACCATTTGATTTAAAAATATTAAAAGCAGATGTACACATTTATATGGACTCAGATGATGAGTTACAGAAAGCAGACCAAAAGGCTGCATATCTAAAACAAGTCGTTACATACCTTGAACAAGTTTTAAGAAGTATAAACAACAGAACATTTTTAATTAAAAATGCAATAGAGTGGAAGAAGTTTACTAGTGGGGCAATATAATGGAACATCAAAAAATATTTCCAACTAGTATATTCTTATTAGATAATTTTATAGACAATACCGATGCAATGAAAAAGTATATTGGTGACCTATGGAAAGAAAGAGATTATGATATTAATTGGCAAACAAAATCAGCAGACTTACAAACAAAAAAAGAGTTTAAATTGTTTTCAGATTTAATTATAAAGACTGGTAAAGATATATGTATCACACTAGGTTATAATGTAAAAGATTTAGTCATTACTGATATGTGGGCAAATGTTTTAAAACAAAATGAACATCACCCTGCTCACACACATTCAAATAATTTTTTAAGTGGTACTTATTATTTACAATCAGACCAAGGTGCAAGTATAGTTTTTCGTGACCCAAGACCTGCAGCTGATGTTATAGTGCCTAAAAAAATTGAAACAAATAGTTTAAATGCTAGTCTATTAAGTTATGCATCAAAAACAAATAGAGCAATATTTTTTCCTGCGTGGTTGTCACATTGGGTACAACAAAACAATTCAAAAAATAAACGTATAAGTATAGCCTGGAATATGCAAGTAAAAGGTCAAGTAGGAGAACATCATGAATTCCAATCAGCAAATCTCTGATTATATCTATTACTATCCTAGTGTTTTAAAAAAAACAGACTGTGATAATATAGTAAATCATTATAATAAAGATACATTTAAAGAGTGGCAAACTTCAACTTTCTCAAATGCTAATAAAAATTTAGGCACATCTAAAGTTGATATGAAAGAGTTTTGGATTACACCATATCATTTACATTATAATGCCATACAAAAAGGATTTAATATAGCCGTAAATGACTATGTAAGTGAACACAACAAAATAAAAATACAAGAATACACAAACTTTAGAATTAACTGTTACGACATAGGTGGTTTTATGAAAGAACATATAGATAATATACATCATAGTCATGGTCAGAAACAAGGTTATCCACATCTAACATCTTTAATATTTTTAAATGATGATTATGAAGGTGGTGAGTTTGTATTATGTGGTGAACCTATAGAAAATAAAACAGGTTCGGCAGTTGTTTTTCCATCAAACTTTATGTTTTCGCATGAAGTTAAAAAAATTATTAGTGGTAATCGATATAGCGTAATGACATGGATACTTTAATACTAGAAAAGAAAAATGAAGTCTATATAACTGTTGATTGTGACCCTAACATTCAGCGAGAAATATCAGAGTTCTTTACATTTTATGTACCAGGTTACAAGTTTATGCCTGCGTTTCGTAATCGTATGTGGGATGGCAAGATACGATTGTTTTCACAAAAAACAAAAGAAATATACTTTGGATTATATCCATATATTAGAGCCTTTGCTGAAGAAAGAGGATACAATATTGTATCAGGAGAAGGTGTTGAAGTTAATAATAAAGTAGATAGAGATATTGTTACTAAATTTTCTAATAGTCTAGGTCAGAAATTTGAAGCTAGAGATTATCAGATAGATGCAATACATCATAGTTTAAAGTTCAATAGGGCGTTACTGTTGAGTCCTACAGCATCAGGTAAGTCATTCATCATCTATTCATTAATACGATACTACACACATCTAATTAAAGATATCCCTAACAATCGAATATTATTAATTGTACCAACAACCTCGTTAGTTGAACAGATGTATTCTGACTTTGAATCATATGGTTGGAATGTAAAGAAAAATTGTCATAGATTATATAGTGGATATTCTAATCAAACAGATAAAAAGGTCTTGATATCCACATGGCAGTCACTATATAAGTTACCAAAGGAATACTTTGAACAGTTTGGTTGTGTCTTTGGTGATGAAGCACATTTATTTAAATCTAAATCACTTACAGAAATTATGTCAAAACTTGAAGATTGTAAATATCGTATTGGGCTTACTGGTACACTAGATGGTGCTCAGACACATAAACTAGTATTAGAAGGATTATTTGGTGCTGTCAATAAAGTTACATCTACAAGAAAACTAATGGACAAACAACAACTTTCTAATTTAGTTGTTCGTTGTTTAATTTTAAAACACACAGTAGAAAATAGTAAAATGGTTGCAAGTGGTAAATATCAAGATGAAATAGACTACCTAGTAAGTAGTAAGTCAAGACAAAAATTCATTCGTAATCTAGCACTTAAATTAAAAGGCAACACTTTAGTTTTATTTCAATTAGTAGAGAAACATGGTAAGAATTTACATGAGATAATAAAAAAGAAGGCTGACGCTAATCGAAAAGTTTTTTATATTTTTGGTGGTGTTGAAGCGGATGAGAGAGAAGCAATAAGAGGAATAGTAGAGAAAGAAAAAGATGCGATTATAGTTGCAAGTTATGGAACATTTAGTACAGGTGTTAATATTAAAAATCTACACAATATTATATTTGCAAGTCCATCTAAGAGTAGAATAAGAAACTTACAAAGTATAGGTCGTGGCTTAAGATTAGGTGATAATAAAGTCAATGCTACCTTGTATGATATATCAGATGATTTAACTTATAAATCTAAAGAAAACTTTACATTAAAACATTTTCAAGAAAGGATAAACATCTATACAGAGGAAGAGTTTGATTATGAGATGCATAATATCGACCTGAAAGAATAGATAAATAGTTATATGGATAAATTACAAGATAAAGCCCCAAATGATTTAACAGATTATCGAATCGTTAAACTATCAGACGGCAGTACATTAGTTGGTAGTATTTCTATAGATAAAGAGTTTTTACGAATACAAAATCCTTTACAATTGATATCAACACCAAGAATGACTGAACAAGGAGTAAAAGAAGATAATACTTTGGCGCCTTGGGTACCATTTACGAATGATAAAATGTTTGTTATACCAAAAGATAGGGTGATGGTTATTTCAAGAGCTGCAAAAGAATTGGCAAATTACTATGACGTTATATTAACAAAATTGCAACATACTAAAATAAAGGCTGCCTACTCTACTGAAGAAATAGAAAAGATGTTACAGATTGCTGATGACTTAGATGCTGAATTAAGAGAAAGAGAAGAAATAGAGGAGGCAGAATTAGAATATGAAGATATTGATATTAAGACTATACACTAACTACCTTATAGCTATAGCTTCTCTTGAAGCAGCGACATAGTCGATTATACACAGATTCCTAGGATTGTCAAGCAGGAAACTAGGAATAAATTTAAATTAAAAAAACTTAGTGAAAGGGCTTGCATTGAAACACAAAATGTAGTATAATACAAATTATGAAAAAAGAAAAAGAAGAAAAAGTAGTAAAACTAAAACCGAGAGAAAAACCTCATTATGTAAATAACGCTCAGTTTCTAGAAGCAATGATAGAATATCGAGACAACTGTGAAGAGGCCGAAAAGCAAGGTAAAGAAAAACCTCCAGTTACTAATTACATTGGTGAATGTTTTTTAAAGATTGCTAATCATTTGTCTTACAGACCAAATTTTATTAATTATACTTATAGAGATGATATGATTAGTGATGGTATTGAGAACTGTTTACAATATATGTACAATTTTAATCCAGACAAAAGTAAAAATCCATTTGCATACTTTACACAAATAATTTATTATGCATTTATTAGAAGAATACAAAAAGAGAAAAAACAAACACTAATAAAAAATAAATTAATTTCTAATGTAGGTGTTGAACAGATGATGGACCAAATGATTGGAGATGAGACTCAATATCAAAGTCAAATGTTAGACTATCTACAAAAAAACTTAAAAGAAGATTAAAAAACTAATATGAAAATAGCATTACTGAATGACACTCATTTCGGTGCCAGAAACGATAGCAATATATTTGATGAATACTTCTATAAGTTCTATGACAATGTATTCTTTCCTTATTTAAAAGAGAATAATATAAAAACACTTATTCATTTAGGTGATATTGTTGATAGAAGAAAATTCATTAACTATAAGATTGCTCATAACTTTAAACATAAGTTTATGGATAGATTATGGCAAGAAAAAATTGATACTCATATACTTATAGGTAATCACGATATCTATTATCGAAATACAAATAAAGTAAATGCTGTTAAATCATTATGTACAGCACCTGATGGCGAGAACGAACCATTTATATATGAGGATCCTAAAGTTGTAGAGTTTGATGGTTTAAATATTTTGATGATGCCTTGGATTAATCCTGAAAACGAAATACATTGTTTAGAGATGTTAAACACAGCAAATGCTGATGTTTGTATGGGTCACTTTGACTTGAATGGTTTTAGAATGATGGACGCTGTGGTACAGAAACACGGATATGATAAATCAATTGTATCTAGATTTGAAAAAACTTATAGTGGACATTTTCACCACAAAAATGACGATGGTCAAGTTTATTATCTAGGCAGTCAATATGAGATGACATGGTCGGATTATAACAATCAAAAAGGTTTTCATGTATTTGATACTGAAACAAGAGAAGTTGAGTTTATAAAGAACCCACATACAATATTTAAAAAACTTGTGTATGATGATACCGATAAAAACTATGATAAGTTTGATATAACAGACTACAATCAAAAGTTTATTAAGTTAGTAGTAGCAAACAAAAGAGACCATCAAATGTTTGATAGACTGCTTGATAGATTATACAATGAGATAAGTGTACATGAATTAAAGATAATAGAAGATTATTCTGATTTAAGTCATACGAATGTAAGTGATGACGTAGTAGAAGGTTCTGAAGATACAATCACACTTGTTAATGATTATGTAGACCAGTTACCTGTTGACCTAGACAAAGACAAATTAAAAATTATGATTAAAGAAATGTATATTGAAGCACAAGATACGGAGGTCAAAGATTGATATTATTTAAAAAAGTAAGATATAAAAACTTTTTAAGTACAGGTCAACAGTTTATAGAAATAGATTTAGACAAAGCAAATACCACATTAGTTGTCGGTGAAAACGGTGCAGGCAAATCTACCATGTTAGACGCTTTATGTTTTGGTTTGTTTCAAAGACCATTTCGTGGTATTAAGAAAGACCAATTAATTAATTCTATCAACGAAAAAGAATGTATTGTTGAAGTTGAATTTACAGTAGGTCAAAAAGACTATAAGATTATAAGAGGTATCAAACCAAATAAATTTGAGATATGGTGTAATGGTGATATGTTAAACCAAGACGCCGCTCAAAGAGATTATCAAAAACATCTAGAACAACAAATATTAAAACTAAACTTTAGGTCATTCACTCAAGTTGTGATACTAGGTAATGCTTCGTTTGTACCATTCATGCAATTAAGAGCAAGACATAGACGACAAGTAGTAGAAGAAATATTAGACATTGAGATATTTTCTAAAATGAACTTGTTATTAAGAGAGAAACAAAAGAACCAAGATGAGTTAATTAAACAAACAGATTTTAATTTTACGTTAGTTGATAACAAGATTGATGATAAAAGAAAATATATTGACGATATTAGTAATCGTAGTAAAGATTTAGCAGATTCTAAAAAGGCAGATTTAGATAAATCTATGACCGATATATCTAACTATGAAGAAGATGTAAAACGAGTTAGAGTAGAGATTGCTAAATTACAAAAACTAGTATTAGATGAAACAAAGATAACTGCTAAACACAATAAACTTAACAGTATGGAAGCAAAGTTAGAGAACACTTGTAACAAACATAAAAAAGATTTAACTTTCTTTGAGACATATGATGATTGTCCTACTTGTCAACAAGCAATTAATGCTGTGTTTAAAACTACAATGATTAACAAAAAGGCAGAAAAAGTACAAGAGTTAGAAATAGCACTTGGTCAGATAGATAAAGAAATTAAAACAAGTAAAATGAAACTAGATACCATTAATAAAACAATGGTCTCAATCAGAGAAAAAGAGTTATTGATTAATCGTTATGAAACATCTATAGAAGAAATAAAAAAACAAACAACTAGATTAGAAGAAGAGATAACAGAATTGCAAGATGAAAAAGTATCTACAGCTGAACAAACTGGTGAGTTAAATCAGTTAGTCAGTCAATCTTCTCAACTAGAAAAAGATAAGTTAGACCAGAAAAAAGAAATGCTTTATATAGATACCGCTAGACATCTTATGCAAGATTCTGGTATCAAAACTAAAATTATAAAACAATATCTACCAGTTATGAATCAATTAATTAACAAGAATTTAGCAAGTATGGATTTCTTTGTTAATTTTAGTTTAGATGAAGAATTTAACGAGACAATAAAATCTAGACATAGAGACGAGTTTAATTATCATTCATTTAGTGAGGGTGAAAAATTAAGAATAGACTTAGCAATACTATTCACATGGCGAGAAATTGCTAAACTTAAAAATTCTACAAATACAAATCTACTTATACTAGATGAAATATTTGATAGTTCACTAGACAGCTCAGGCACAGATGAGTTTATGCGAATAC